GGTAAGCCTGTGGCGCTCGGATAAAACGCACTGACACCCCTTGCGTAAAGCGTTACTATGTAGTAAGTTACGGGTAGGGGTATAGCATGAGCTTGATTTCAAGGGCTTCCTTCTCTCGGCTGGCGGGGGTGGACCGCAAGCAGATCACCGCGGGCATCGAACGGGGCACTCTGGTAGCAGGACGGGCGGGAATGGTGGATCCGAAGGATCCAAAGAACCGCGCCTATCTACGGCGGCACGGGGTGGCGCCCGCGAAGAGCGCTCCTGAGCAAAAGTCCGAAGATGATGTCTATCAGCGCAAGGAAGAAAGCATCATCGCGAAGAATGAAGCCTACACGCGGAATCAGAACGTGGAGCACGCCAGGAAGATTGGCATCTACGGGGAGACGCGGGATTTCGAGAAACGCCTTGCCGCTTTCGCCTCAGGGTGGAAACCCTACATCCTCGACCTCCCGCGCAAGATTATCCCCGACATCTATTCCATGGCCTTGAAGGGGAAGCCCATACAGGAAGCGATAACACATGCAGAGAACGAAACCGCCAAATCGACGAAGGCGCTCAAAGCCCTCGCACAGTCACAGAAGCTGGGAACCATTATCCCCTGAGGAGATCGCCGATCTCGCGACTCCCGATGAGCGCCTGCAGATGCACGACGCCGTCGGGGAGATTTTCGGTGTTATCCCCGAGGGCAGGAAGTCCATAAAGGTCTCCGAATGGGCGACGCTCCACCGCATCCTGCCGGCGGCTCTCACTCCCCGACCCGGTGCCTTCGATTGGAACATCACCCCCTATCTGAAGGAGATCGCCGACTGCATGAGCGAGTCCTCGGACGTGTGCGAGATCGCCGTCATGAAGGGCGCGCGTATCGGCTGGACGGTCGGAGTAATCGAGAACCACCTGGGCTACATGATCGACACTTGCCCCGGGCCCGCCATGTTTCTCTCGGCCAACAAAGAGGTGGCGCAGACTTCCGTCGAGCTCCGCGTTGACCGCATGATCGAGACGTCCGGGCTCCAGGGAAAGATATTTAGCCAGAGTACAAACCGTGCGGGCAAAAAGACGGGCAATACGAAAAGCAAGAAGGAGTTCCCTGGCGGCTTTCTGCTTATCGGGGGGCCCTCCGGTCATTTCCTTCGGTCTACTGGCGCCAAGTATATGTACCTCGACGAGATCGACGAATGGAAGCTACAGATTGGCGGGGCAGACAAAAAGAAAACCGTGACCCCGAATCAGGGCGACCCGATCGAGCTAGCGCGCACGAGGGCAAAGACGGACTATCCGCTGAATCGAAAACTCCTTTTCGGGTCCACTCCGCTAGACGAGGACACCTCCAAGATCAAGGAACTTTTCGAGTCCGGCGACCAGTGCTACTACTACGTGCCTTGCCCGAAGTGCGGACGGATGCAACGGATTATCTGGCGCGACCAGCAACGGGAGGGGACCGACCAATACCGCATGAAATACTCCCTCGACGAGAGGGGCCTTCTTGTCCCCGGGTCCGTGTACTACGAATGCGAGGACAAGGAATGCAGGGCGCACTGGACGAATGACGACAAGCTGACCCTTCTCACCGGGGGCGAATGGCGCGCTACCGCCGTCCCCACCGAACCGCTCCGCCGCAGCTTTCATATCTCCTCGCTATATTCTCCCCTCGGAATGTATACGTGGGAGGAGGTATGCCGTGACTGGATCAGAGCCCAGGGCGACCTGGGGAAACTGAGGCACTTTATGAACACGGTCCTCGGCGAGACATGGAAAGAGAGGGGAGTCGCGCCCACCGCCGACAAGGCTGCAGGAAGGGCCGGCGGATATGTGAAGGGAACCCTTCCGACGTCCGCGAAGCCGCTCATTATCACCGCGGGCGCAGACATTCAGGGGAACCGTATCGCCGTCGAGGTCGTGGCATGGGGTGCTGGCAAGGAGAGCTGGTCGATCCTCTATGAGGAATTGCCGGGAGTGACGAATGAAATCTACACTGCCGAGTCGGCCTTTCCTCTTTTGAAGCAGGTCCTCGATGCCACCTATGCCGGTATGCCCGTCATACGCACGCTGATAGATGCCCGGCATAACGACGAGGCGGTGCGGCGATTCTGCGAGGAGAACTTCAACGATTTCGTTCGGCCCTGCATGGGGTATGAGGATGTAAGCGGCTTCGGAGGCGCCAAGCAATACTACGCCCTGCGCGATACCTCGGGATGGATCCGGAAACGGGTTGACCTCAACTCCTCGGCTCTGAAGATCGAGGTATTCAATTGCATCGCCAGGGGAACGGCCAACGGTCTCCCTCCGGACAATCCCTTCCCGGGATACTGTCATTTTCCGAGCGATTACGAGCGCCACTATTTCCACATGCTCACCGCTGAGGATTTTGTACCGAAGCGCGACCCTCGCGGGAAGACTCAAATGGAGTGGGTGAAGCACGGCAGGAACGAAGCCCTTGATTGCCGGGCCTATGCGATGGGGTGCCTCTATGTCATGTACGGGGAAAAGGTGAGGGAGATGGCCGAAGAGGACGTTGCCATGAAATGGGAACCCCGGGAGTTCACGTGGAAAGACTTCTGGGATGAAGCGGAGAGATTGCGAAAAGAGGGCTTGGCATAACTCTTTGCAAGCAAAAGAAGTACTTGACAGATGGCTGGGCATGGTGTAAGATTTAGCCTGAAGCATGGATCCCGACTGAAGAGGTAGCGATCCGATGAAGCGAGAGGTCATCTAACCGATGGCCTGCCGGTGGGCATCATACACCGGCACGGGAGTCGCGCAGGGTCCCACGTCACGGCTGGCCCTGATCACCCCGCTCTATAGCCGTCCCCAAAACCGAAGACCCTTTTTTGATGAGAAGGCCCAGCAGCTCTGCAGAACTCTGGGCCACTTTTATTTCCCGGGGGCTGCCTGATGGCACGCTCCTACGCGGACGTCCAGGCTGAACTCACCGCCGCTTATTCCGCCCGCCGTGCCGCCCTCCTCGGGCAGTCCTACTCCCTCGACACCGGTCAGGGCCGGCAGACCGTAACCCGCGCGAACCTCACTGAAATCAGCCATCTCATTCAGGCGCTCGAGGCTGAACTCGATGAGGCGACGAACGGCGCAAACCCGTCGATCACGTTCGAGAGGGACAGCGTATGAAGCCAAACCTCCTGCAGCGCATCGGCGGCGCCATCATGGCAGCGGGCTGGTCGTGGAGCGGCGGCTACACCGGCGGCACGGGTGGCTGGGGCGGATCGAAGTTCTCCGGGGCGACACTATATCCCTCCCTGGCCGGACTCGACCATGCGACCCTCCGCGCGAAAACGCGCAAGGCGCACTGGGAATCTCCTGATGCGCGCGCCATCGAGGGGCGCATCGTCAACAGCACGATCAACTGGGGGCTGATGCTCGAGGCATCCCCCTCGTGGGACATCATAGACCCTGACGGCAAGATCCCCGCCGAGGCGCGCCGCGCGTGGAAGAAAAAGGTCCAGGCGCTGTACGGCCTGTGGATGAACTCCACGGACCTTGACGCGGCCGGCCGCAAGACGGGCTACCAGCTTCAGGGCTTCAACTTCTCAAACAAGGTGCGCGAGGGCGAGACGTGGATCATCTGCCGCTATTCGCGGGATGCGCGCCTCCTCTGCCCCCTTCAACTGCAATTCGTGAACCCCGACCAGATCCATGATCCGCTGGACGGCGCGATGCTCACGGCGGTAAAGGCACGGGGAAACTACATCGTTGACGGCGTGGAGATCGACGACGCGGGGCGGGAGATCGCCATCTTCGTGTGGTCGGACCCGCTGACGTATCAGACGCCCATACGGTCCCCGTACGTGAGCACGTGCGCGAGAATCCCGAAGTACGGTACGAAATCGCGCAGACCTTTCTTCCTTCACCCGGCGCTCACCGACGAGGTGGGGCAGGTCCGGGGTATCCCGCTCCTGGCGCACGTCGTCCACGAGTTGCAGAAGATCCTCGACTACAAGATCGCGGAGCTCGAGGCCGCGGTCATCAATGCGATCTTTGCCACAGTGGTCACACCGGGCCCGAACGTGCAGGCCTCGAAGGCGATGGCGGGGATCGGCGTGCGCTCCACAGTCCAGCAGGCCGACGATGCGG